CCGGTTTAGAACGTTTACATGAATACGGGGAAATTCACATAGATGGTGCCTCTAGAAGTGCGGCCTGTAAGGGAGGCGGCGTCAGCAAAAGACAGTGTACCGTTGATGTAGGAAGATCGGGTAGTGGAGCCGAACGCTTCAGCTTGGATGTCTGGCCGGTTGGGGTTGCCACCAGCCATGGCTACGAGTTCGCGCAACAACTCCGGAGAAAGGTGCGCGACTATGAGACGTATCAACGGGTAACCTTCAAGCACACCAGTTTTCTGCTCGGCGGCGACTATCTCATTGACAGTGGCCAGGCCGTGGGGTGCGCGTGGCTTCCCTCGACGTAATGCGACCGAATCCAGTGAGGTATCAAAGGCACCTGTTAGTCCTCTAGAGTAGCTAGATACTAACATGGCCGCCCGAACGTTTGTACTGGATTGGATGATCGCATGGCGTTCAAGGGGAGAGGCATGCTTGGTAAGGTAAGCAGTTGTCGCGTGCTTAGGCCAGGCCGGGTTGAGTGAGTTGGCCAACTCAGAGGGGGGAGCTTTGACTATCGTGTAGGGGTTAATAATGCCGTGGGGTGAAAAACAGGGACTGCCCTCTATGACAGCACGGCCGTCCAGCAGCTGAGCCAGTATTTTGGTCTTGACGCCCGTTCGGTATCTGACAGCGGGGGCGAGGAAATTCCCGAAACCTTTCCAACCGCTACGGTTGATGAGGGACCGGCATGAGGATATCATGTTGACCAAGGCTTCGTCCGGTTGGAGGGGGTTTAAGTTGGACCAGTTACCAGAGACGAAAGAACTGACGGCGCGCGCGAAGTAACCAAAGGCGGCATGCTTGCCGATGGCTATTCGCAGAAACTCCGCGCCTACGGTCCCTAGACTCTGCTTGGTAGGGTTCATCCGGCACCCGTAGTCGGCACACAACTCGATATAGGATGCGGCCTCTGCGAGGGTAGAACAACTAGCATAGACATCGTCGCCGGCGTGCAAGGAAGGGTTGGCGTCAAACATGGCGGGACCGACGCTTTCACGAATGTACGCGGCGTTGAGTATCGTGTTGAGGATGGACGTCCCACGGTGTCCACTCATTAGTGTACCCTCAACGTGACCGATTGGTACCCCTTGGTATGTCATAGTCATCTTGTCGAAGGACGCGATGAGAGTCGAGGCGAGATCTTCAGGGTATCCCGTCAGCTGGCATAGTTCCTCGACGACTATTTGCATCGAACGTGTCGAATGGTGTGAGTTGAAGTCGTCGAAGTCAAGCATGAGATTGACACCACCTTTACGCTGCATCCATTGGACACGCCGGACGATGCCATTGTGTCCACCCTTGCCAGGATCGAGGAGGACACGATCGTTCCGCCATACCTTAGAAATCGGGGTAAAGAGATGTTCAAATGCGAAGTAGGAGCGCGTATCGCAAGCGAAGATAGCACGCGTCTTGCCGTGTTCCAGCTTTTCACTTGAGGACACGGAGGTGGAGCCGTCCCAGGAAGAAATTACTTCGTGTTCGAGAGCTTCGGAAGCCATTCGCCGGTAGTGCTGGTCAATGCCAGGGAAAGCGGTAGGTGAGTGCAGTCCGTACTGTCGCTCGTTCGACTTGGAATGTGATCCGTTGACACACCAAGCCCAACGTCTATCCCAGAACTCTTCGAGGGTGGGGAAAACCACGTCTTTCGTTAATAGTTCTTGCGATATAACATGCCTGATGGATAGGCGTAGGGACTCGGTCGCTGGCAGCACCTGTTCGGCTACGAGGGCGGGGTCACACCGATAGGACGCTTCCTGACGTAAATCTAACGCGCCGACAGCGCGACCGCCCAAG